AAGAAGATAGTGACGAAGAAGATAGTGACGAAGAAGATAGTGACGAAGAAGATAGTGACGAAGAAGATAGTGACGAAGAAGATAGTGACGAAGAAGATAGTGACGAAGATGATAGTGATGAAGATGATAGTGATGAAGAAGATAGTGATGAAGATGATAAAGAAGATAATGAAGAAGATGATAAAGAAGATAACAAATACAGTGACGTAGAAGATAGTGACGTAGAAGATAGTGTAGAAGATAGTGACGTAGAAGATAGTGACGTAGAAGATAGCGACGTAGAAGATATTGACAAAAAAGATAGTGAGGAGGATAGTGTTGAAAGAGAAAAAGATAAAAATAAAGAATTAAAAATAATTGAAATAGACTAAATTAATTATATTTATATTAAATAAAGTAATAATATCTAAATGTTTTATTTGAGATTATTTTTTATAATAGTAACAGTTACAATGATATTAGTTAGTATAATGTATTATAATTTTGCTAATATAGAAAGATTTAAAGATATTCAAGAATTAACTCTTGAGTTTCTAAAAGAAGATTTAGATAAACTTAAAAAAAAAGTTGATGATGATCATACATATTTAAAAGATAATATAGATAATAATAAAACAAATATAGATAGATATTATGATGATTTCACAAAATTTATAAAAAAAAAGGATAAAATTGATATATGTAGTAATAGTGACTGTAGTGAAATTACTAAAATTAATAAAGATTTAAATATAAAATCTGATAATATCAATATATTAAATGAAAATGATTATATTATATCAAAATTCAATAATAATGAAATATATTTAGGTGGAGATAAAGATATTAATTCACCATTATTTATAATAAATGATAATGTAAATATTAATAGATTAAATGCTATGGATTTATATGTTAATAATGAAAATAGAGGGCAATTATTAAATATAAATAAATATATAGATTGGATTGATGAAAATATAGAATATAATTTAAATAAAGAAAAAATAAATACAGATAATAATAAAGATAGAATCAAGGATATTTTAAGAATCACAGAGGAAATAGAGGTTATAAAAAATGATAGAAATAATTTAAATGAAAAAATAGAGGATAATATAAAAAAATATGAATCTTTAAATCAACACTATCAAAATATACAATCATTGGATACAAAATTTACAAGCAAATATAATTTATTAGAAAAATTAATAAATGAAAAAGAAACATGTAATTGTCAAGATATAATAGATACAAGTAGTATAAATGAAGAAACAAATAAAAAAATACAAGAACTAGATAATAAAATACAAAATATATCAGATAATATTTCAAGTACATTAGAAGAATTTCAGAGAACATATAATATATATAAAGATTCAAATGAAAAAGTAAACCAAGATTTATTTAATCAGGATAATAAGACGTTAGAAGAACATCATTCTACTTTTGATAAATTATTAGAAGCGGCAGTAAGTTTAGGAGTACCTCGAGATAAATTAACATAAAAAAAATGTTCCTTATATATAATGAATATTAACTTAATATTATTATTTATATTAATTATTTTAATAATATTTTATTTTTCATTTAATTTATATAAAAAAGAAAAGGAATATTATATCAATTATCATCATCATTGATAAATTCAAATTTATTTTTTTGCTTATTTTTATATTCTATTGGCAAACTTTTTGATAATTCTACTTTATGCCAAAAATTATTTATCTTTTCTGGTATAGTAAGCCATAAATCTTTATTAAAATTAACTTTTTGCACATAAATTTCTTTTAATACCCATCTATGTATTTTTGTAAATTTTTTAGAATTATTTTTAATATTATCTAATGATGCTTCTCCATCTAAAAATTCATCACTATATATATATTCATATTTATTAGTATCTTTATTAAATATTTCACCAATTACACCATAATCTTTATTAGTTAATTTATTATCTATAATATATTTTAAATAATCTTCATCTGTATCAAATGTTTCAAAATAACATTCTACATAATCGCATTCTTTTAAATTACAAACTGCCAATTGACCCTGAATTTGATAATAATATTTTTCAGGTATATAATCTTTTTTTAATTTTCTGGAATAAGGACATTTAATTTCAACCATTATTCCTAAATCTGTAATACCATCAGGAGATGCTCCAAAATGTTCTATAGCATTATTTTTAATTAAACCAAATTTATGTATATTAATATTATTATTTCTTTGTTTATAACATCTAATAGCCATATCTTCAAACATATTACCCCATTTTAATGGGGCTATAGTATTATAATCAATATTATCAATAAGAACACCTGCTTTTTTTCTTGCTAAATTATCATTTTTAGTACAAATAGCGTCATATAAGTCACTAGCCGTTAAACATGTTTTACGCAAATTAAACCATTCATCAGTGCCTTGTTCTATATAGGGTAATTTAAGAAGGTCATCAAGAATTATTTTATATTTTTTTAAAGTAGTTATTCTATCAGAAATATAATCTTTAGTAGTATTGTCATTAATTAAAAAGTTATAATCATTAATATCGAGATTAATGTTATATTTTAAATATTTATATAATTTGTTATCAGTAATTCTATTAATATTGTTAATTTCATCAGAATTTAATTTAAAATTAATCATTTGTTTTGTTAATTTATCAATAACTTTATTATTAGACGACATATTATAAATTATAGTTTTATGAAACTTAATATATAATATATATTAGTCTTTTATATATTATTTTAAAAAGAGTACATGTTTATGAAAATATAAAATATTTTAAAATGTTTTTAAAAATTTATATATATCTTAAACATGTACTCTTTTTATCTAGCATTTAATTAGAATAAAAAATGATCGGTATCGCATTAGGTATTTTAATTTTACTTTATGCCATAGCACATATATCAGCATTATTTACTTCAATATATTGTTTTAAATATGGTATTAATTCATCAAGCTTATTAGGATTTTTTATTATGATATTTTTAGGACCATTTTTCTGGTTATATTATGCTTTTTCTAAAGACTATTGTACAAGTTATTATAATATATCAAATAATTAAAATTATATTTCACATATAGGAGTCCATTTACTAAATAAACTATTATATTCGCATTTAAATTTTATAATAGTAGATACATTCTTATTTTTAAAAGCAAGTCTCAACATTTTACTTGTACTTAATTTTGATACATTGGCAATACCAACGTAATTTGCTTTTGTATTATCTTTATATAAATAATATACATCAGCTTCTGTAGATTTACAAATCCATAATATATTTTCGTTATCTAAAATATTAGTTTTATTATCTGAAATATCTTTTTCATTAGTTATATTTTCTTCTGTAAAATCTTTATCTTTTTCTAAAACTTTAAATTTAGTTACATCTTTAACTTCTCTAATAACAGATACAATATTATTTTCATTAAAATTATGTAATATAGGTTTATAATTAATATAATAATTCCATAAATATATGCCTCTTGAAGTATAATTTAAAGTATTAGATAAATCTAATAAATTTTTAAAAGTATTTTTATTTAAATAATAATAATTTTTAACTTTATACGTACATACGTCTAAGATATCATCTGATATATATTCATTTTCTAATAAATTATATATAATTTCTAATCTCTTATCTAATTTAATATTAGTTAAATGATTACCTTTATAAACAATTATATCATTAAATATAAATTCCCATTTATTATCTTTTGTTTTAATCATTTCACCATCAAGTAATGTATTTTCAAATAAACTTAAATCAAATCTTCCTCTTATTAAAATAATGCGTGGTTTTTGATAATTAGGATGAATCTTCTTATCAATAAAATAAATAATTGGTATATCGTTATATTTTGTGAAAAATACATAATAAGGATTACCATTACTTCTTAAACAACATAAGTAGTTATTTTTTTTTATATATTCTATACTGTTATCATTTAATATATAATAATGTTTTTGAATAATTTTAATATTATATAATTTAAATATTTTATTTAATATCATATCTTTGAATTCATTTGACTTAATATTAAAAGCAATTCTATCTGCAAAAGAAATAATACCAGTATGCATAATTAAATAAAGATATAATGATATATATTAATCAATTTTTATATATTATTTTTAAGTTTTTCGACTAATATAGGATTTATATAACTTTTTACACATATTGTATAAGTATTGTGTAATTTCTCAGCTACCTTTTCTATAGCCTTTTTAACTGGATTTTTCTTATTTTTAATATCAGGTAATTTTATATATTCTAATAATAAATTATTTGCGTTCCATGTTCTTAAATCTTTAGATGTTATTTTATCATTATATTTTTTTAAAAATTTATTAACATCATTACTTGTTATATTAAAAACTTTTTTATTATCGTCATTCTCTTCTTTTTTCTTTTTTTTTAGATAATTTATAATATTTTGATTTAAACATTTAGAGACATTTCTAACGCCCTTTTTACCTATAAAATCTATTATTAAATCTTTTTTTTCAAAAATCAAATGTTTATAAAGTAATGTTGTAATACCATATGAATTATTTTCATTTTTATATTTTTCATTACCAATTCTAAAACCACAATTTAATATTAAATATATAATAATAGCAACTTTAAATTCATGTGATTTATATTTTTTTTGATTTATAATATTATCTATATCATCCTTAATATTTTTAAAAATTTTGTTTAATTTTAATATTTTTTTATATTTTTTTTCATTTTGTTTTTTAACAAATTCTGGATTATATATAACTTGTTTTCTATTTTTACTATCATAACCATATGCTAAAATTTTATTATTTTTACCATCAGGATAAATATATACATTAGTATATGCTGGTGGTATTTTAATATTATTCATATATCTTCCTATAAATTAAAAATAGATATATATATAAAAAGATTAAATATTATAAGAAATAACAATGATAGATTTAAAATATTATAATATAATTCGTGGATATTATGATATAATCATAAATAATAAATCTCAAAATATAAGTGCGAGATTGATTTATAATTTATTTAATAAATATAAAATAGTTGATGAAAGATTAAGAAATATTATTAATAATTATATGTATAGATATCATTTATACTTTGTTATTTAATTTTATATGTTATCCTAATTCAAGGAAATTTAAATTTAGGTTATTTTACCTCGTGTAATATACCTGATTTTTTACCATAGAAAATAAGCGCATAAAAAAAGTTTTTAGAACTGCTACGCTTATAGTCTAAATAATAGAACTTTCTTTCCAAACACACCATTATTTATATTAACGATTAGGTGTTAAGTAACTAGTGATGTAGTATAATGATTCTTTAGGAAATGAAATAAAAGTAAAAAAGAGAAGGTATTAACTGCTAGAGAAAAAAAGAAAAGAACGTAGAGAAAAAGGATTACCAACAGATTCAGAAGAAGATTAAGTTAAAATTTTATATAATTCAAATATAAAAGTTATAGCAATAAACCATAAAGTTATTAACCAAATAGGAACATTAATTAATTGTTTATTGTAATAGAACCAGGTATTATTAAAATATTGAATAAATATTATTTCACTTAAAACACAAAGTAAAGTAATTATTATATAAAAATATAATATTTTAGTTTTAATTTTAAATAAATAAATTAGATAAAGAGATATTAATAATAACGCAAAAAATCTATAATAAGAATTTTCAATATACTTAAATATTAATAATATAGAAATATAAATTAAAATTATATTATATAAATTGATATTAGCTATATCCATAATATATTATTAGAAAATTAATAATCAATAAATAAATAATTGTTTTTTTGCTATTTCAAAGAATATTATAATAAAAAGAAATATAACATAAACAATTTATTCAGTTCTATTTTGAAGAATTTTTTTTAATTCATCATTTTCTATTTTTAATTCATCATATTCTTTTTTAATTTTATGATAAATTTCTCTATGTTCTTTACGTTCTTCTTCAAGACGTTCTTTTAAAATATTAATTTGTCTATTTAAACAATTAATTATATTATCTAAACTGTCTTTATTTTCACAATTAGACATATTATTATCCATATTTTCTAATATTTAGAAAAGAAAAAAATCATTTTTTTTATTAATAAAGTAAATTAATTTATTCTTATTACAAATAAAGCGTCATTCGCATTTTTATTTGGTAATTTATATTCTATTTTTTTATTAATTTCAACAAAATTTAATATACCTTTAAATTCTTTTACATTATCTTCTTCTTGTTTGATATAATTATTACATATTATTTTAAAATCTTTAATAAAATCACATAATTCTTCATTATATAAATTAATAGTATTACCATTTTTTAGTTTAAAATTTTTTAATTTATTAACAATATCTAAAACAATTTTAAGTCTTTCTTTTTTAGATAAAAAAACCATTTAATAATATATATAATATATATTTTAAGTAGCTTCTTCTTCTTCCTCTTCTTCTTCTTTAATTTTTAATCCTTTCCAACCTTTATTATCAATAGGATATGCGCCAATAACTTTTTCAAGATAAGCTCTTAATTGATTTCTATCAGGAATTTTCTTATTTTTAGGAACATTACCCATACACCAAACACGAAAGTCATTATAAATAATATTAATACGTAATCTTGAATTACATTCTTTATCATATATAAGTCTTTCATTTTTATATTGACCAATAATATCATTATTATTTTTATAACTTTCAGTAGCAATTCTAACTTCCATAGGTTCGTGAATATTATTTGGATTAATATTTTTATGCCTTTCAATTAACATACTCATAAAAGTTTCAGCCCATCTATCGAATTTATCTGATAATTCTAAATCCATTGGAAATTCATTAGGTTTAGTAGGATTTTCACAAAATTTAGATAAGAATTCTATAACTCTAATACGTCTCCATGTACCACCATCATCACTTGGAACTTCAGGTAATTCATTACAAGTTAATATCATTTTAAATTGTGGTTTAAATTCAAATGGTTCTTTATATAAACCTCTACAAAGAATTCTATCATTGCCTGATAATTCTTTCATAAATCCAATATTAATTTTATCTTGTTCGCTTGGTTCTTGCATAACAGCGAAACGTCTACCTTTAGTTCTTTCTAATTCACTTTGAGCACTATTAGAAGCAGCACGTTTTTGTGTTAATAAAGCAATAGGTAAGATACAATAATAATCACCAATAGTTTTTTGAATTAAATCAAGTAATCTACTTTTACCATTACTACCACTACCAGTAAATACATAAAACCTTTCTTGAGAAATGCTACCATCAATAATACAAGTAATAATATCTAATACATAATTTTTAACATTTTCATTAATAAATATTTTAGAAAAGAAATCATTAATTTCTTGAACTTCGGGAGCATTTTCATTATAAGGGATATAATTTATTTTTGTAGAATATGATATATAATCATCAGGCATACCATCTCTAAACATATGCATTTTCAAATCATATACACCATTAGCAAAACCAATTAAATAAGATTTACTATCAAGTAATTCTTCAAATTTTTCATCAATAAATAAACTTTTACATTCTTTCATAACACTATCTTTGAAACCGGCATTTTTAAGTTGACTAGCAATTTTTAAAGACATTTTAGCTTTTATTTTATTAGCTTCAATTTGTAATTCATCATCATTTTGTAATGTATTCCAATATTGAGTTCTCTCAATAAATTTTTTACATATATCTTCACTTAAAATTATACGAAGTAATAATCCTTCGCTTGTAGACCTCCATTTATGTTTATCACGATCATAATAATACCATGCTATTTTACTAATAGCTCTAATATCATCTTTTTTAAGAGTTTGAACGACTTTAGCAACATCATAGTGAGCACCTTCACTACGGATACATTTATCAATCCATGGAAATAAAGATTCATTAATAATTTCTTCATATTTCTTAATATTATCTTGTTTAGACCACCAACGCAATGTTCCTAAACCCATATTATCTTTACGCATTTTATTCCATAAGGTTTGACATTCTCCTTCAACATAAGCTGTACCAATTTTGGAAAATTCAATCCAAGTATCAAGTAATCTGTAATCAATATTTCGGAGTACCCACCCTAAATTAATCCAATCTTCATAATTTTCAGCTCTATTATAAGATAAACATTCTAAAACAAGTTTTCTTGATAATATAAGTTCATCATCATTTGAATAATTTTTATTAATATTTAGTGATTTAGCGAAAATATTATTATGTAATTTAGTTTTCTGTTTAGTATCAATTGAAGGTAAAACGTGTTTAATATATTCTTCTACTTCTTGATTTATACTATTTTTAATTTTACATATATCTTCATTAATTATATTATTTTTCATTGAAAATAATTTGATAAATTTTACATAATCAGCTAATTCTATTTTTTTATTATATAATTCTCCACATTTATATATTCTAGTAACCATATATGCTTCACAATCAGGTTTGCGACTACCATACATTTGCCATGAATTAACATCAATAATAGCTTTATCGATAATATTTTCATAAGTATTACAAACCGGTAAATCTTTAAACATATCACTTGCGATATCAAGAATTTTTTTTCTTATAAAATGTTGTTGATTATTATTTAATATAATATGAGGATAAATGATATGAATACCATCTTTTAGTTTTCCTCTTGTTATACTAGGATTGGGTTTTTCCATTAAATAACCTAAATTAAAATCATCTTTTATATCTAAACATTCTGTAATAATTTTATTATAATAAAACATAATATTATCTAAATGCTTATCATTATAAATTCTATTATATTTAGTTGTATTATTATTTTCAGAAATATCAGTTGCTGTTGAATCTAAAGAAATAATAAATCTGAAATCTAAATCAACTCTTAAAGGACTTGGATTGGTGGGTTTTTCTGTAAAATGTAAATGAATTCCACTTGTTATTGCTAAACTATAAACACGTAAAAATTCATCATATTCATCTTCAGGAATAAAGAAAGACTTTTTTGGATGTCCAATACTAGTATTTGTATATGGTTTTCCTTTGACAACTGAATATTTATTTATTAAAAAATTCAATTCTTCTTGGATACCCATTATTTAATATTTATAATATCTTAATATATATAATCAATTTTTATTTTATATAATTTCCCTCATTTTTTATTATTTTTTTTGATATTATTATCACATTCATAATAATTATATATAATAAATATTAATTTTATTACTATACATAATAAATAAAATAAAATATAAT